TGGATCTGCTTTATGAAAACGGAGTTGACACCATGACCCCCGAAAATACCGAACACTGGCGCGCCGCGTTTGAGACTTGGGCCGCTACGGAATACGGAAACGATGACGACGACAGCGGCGTCTCGCTTGAGCGACGTGGCGATGGCTACGCATACTCCGGCGTGGATGATGCATGGCAGGGATGGAAGGGTGCGTTGCTATCTGCAAGCAAACCTGCTTCGCCAGCGCAGTCTGAGACGCGAGAGCAGATGCGCGCCCGCGTTCATCGCAAATTGTTAGCAATGCCCGATAACCCGAACGAACTGATTGGCCCATTGGACGCGCCAGCGCAATCGGCAAAGCCGGTTATGTGGGTGATTCTGGATCGAGATGGCGATCTAATTGCCCAGTCCATGACAGAAATCAAAGGGCTCGACTGGCAGCCGCTCTATGCCGCCCCTCCCGAACAGACGGAGCGGGCGCTGACGGATGAGCGCATCCATGAAATCGCTTCGTCTTACATGGAAATGAACGCGGACGTGTATGTGTCATTCCTGCCGTCGAATCTCGACAAGTTCGCGCGTGCTCTCTTGGCCGCCGCGCGCCCAGCAAGCGGAGGTGAATGATGGGCGCCCCACGCAAAGCAAACATCGACCTCATATCCTCTGCGCTGGAAAAGAAGGCGATGACCATTCCGGAACTGATCCGGATAACCCATCTTTCGCAGCCATCGGTTCTTCGCGTCGTAAGACTCCTGCAGGCCGAGAAATTGATCTATGTCGCCGAGTGGCATCAGGTCGATGCTGGAGCGATGTATCGGCAGGTCGCGGCATATCGCTTAGGGGGGGGCGAAGACGTGCCTAAGCCGCCCACCCAATCCGTCGAGGAACGCCGCGCGAAGAATCGGCTTTACAAGAAGCGGCAGGCCGAGCGAAAAGCGTTGGCGATGGAATCAGCGCGACGCATGAGCATCCGAAAAGAACTTGAGCGGCCGCCTTTCAGACACCCTCAAGATGAATGGTTGTTCGGCCCGGCACCGCGGATATGGAGCAGCGCCGGAAAGGTCTCGGCGCGGATTATTCAGCAGCCGATGAGCGTTACGGATGAGGTGGAGGCGTGATGAGCGAACTAGAAACAGCAGTGCGCGCAGTTGAAATCTATGCTGCGCGCAATCCTAGGCCTACTCAGGTCAATCAGAAACAGGCCGCTGAAATGCTTGGCGTGAGCGCGCGCACCGTGCACAACATGCTCAAGGCAGGCACTCTACGCCTCAATAAGTGCGGCATGATTCCAATCGAGTTGATCGACAAGGCGCGCGCTTAAATGCGCGCCGCTATATCCTCTTCGCTCTCCCGATAGTAGACGCGGGAGAGCATCTCCAGATCCTTGTGCCCACTGATCTTCGACAGTGTCAGCACATCGACCTTGCGCGCTAGGCGTGTGAGCGCTTCGGCCCGCGTGTCCCTGAACTGCAACCCAGTTATTTGCATTCGCTTCTTCGCTTTGCGGAATAGCGCGTCGGTCGAATCCGAGTCGACATTAAAGCATCGATCCAGTTGCGCGACCGGCGTCAGGAGGCGCACTGCATGACGCGTCAAGGGAATCTTCCGGGGCTTCTGCGTCACATACTGCATCTTATGGCCGACAGTCGCCACGCGTCGCTGAATGTCCAGTGTTGCCTTTCCAAGCTGCAATACCTCGCTAACCCGCATTGCGGTGCGCAACGCAACGAGGAATGCCAGAGCCACCTCCTGGCTTTTAGTTTCCGGGGTTTTCCCGCTCACATATCCCAGCGCCCTGACCAGTGGTCGCACCTCTTTCCATGGATCGACGCGTCTGTCGCGCGGTGGCGCTTCGAGCGGCACCTTAAGCCCATCGAATGGATGATGGTGCATCCAATGCCATTCCTTTCGAGCCGTGATGAATACGTTGCGCAGCAGGTTGATATCGCGCACGACCGACGAAGCAGAGACTTTCTTGAGTCGCGCATCACGCCATTCGGCAAGTTGGGGTGTCTTAAAGTCGGCTAGATGCAACGCGGCCAGATGCGGGAAATCCCGTTCGAATGCGGCAAGCCGCAATTGCTCCTGTTTCTCACCCTGCTTGGTGCTCGATACGTCACGCACATACCGCTTGAATGCATCCGAGACCGTATGAAGTTCGGCCGGATCAGCATCCTTCGCCGCGCGCATTTCTGCTTCACGCGCGCTCGCCCATGCCTTGGCTTCGCGAAGCGTGCGGAAGGTACCTGAATCGCGCTCTGTGCCGATCTTGATCTGCGCCCGGTATCCAGCGCTGCATGGAGAGAACGATGCCATCGTGGGGCCTTGCGTGGGGCTGATTTGGGGCGCTCAGTGTACAAACATCCGTTTTGGACAGCAAATTGCAGCAAACACCTATGCGTCTATGCCCTTGATTTCTTTAATTTTCCGTATAAACTCGCAAACATCGGAAGTATCAGTGGTACCGGGGACCGGACTCGAACCCTGATACGGTCAAGTGCCTGCGCTACTGCATGGGGATTTTTTGGGGCGAAAAATAGGCGTGGCGCCTAGAAGTGGCTTTGATCGGTTAGGGAAACTGGCGTATCTTGCGATCTCCGGTATTTGGCATCAGGAGATGGTTTTGATCTACCAGTTTTACAACGATCCGTTCGGCAAGTGGACCGACGTCTCGAAGGAAGAATACGATAAATGGGACGGCGAAAAACGCACCCTTGAGATAGTGGAAATGCACTTGGGGCCGGCAAGCAACCGTAGCTCCAAGGCTCTTTATGGGATCGTCAAGTCCGTGACAAAGAGCTTCTTCATGCGCAACGAACCGGCCGCAAGCAACCATTTCGACGTATGGGTGCACGCCGATAAGGTTGATGCTGTCAGGCAGGCATGCGCCAAATATCTGCCAATTTACAATCTGGATATCGAAATTCACGCGCGCAAAACGGAGACGGGAAAATGACGGATCAGGAAGGGCATGATTACCTCGCCGCCCGGCTGGCGGCGGACCAGAGCGAGAAGTGGAACCGCACGCAGACAGTCGGCGATGTCAGCATTTATTCGGACTTCGCCGCGCTGACCATGGCTATCCATAAACAAAAACAGGAACCAAAAATTACTTTGGCTCCTGCGGTCACTGCGGCCAGAAAGGCAGCGGACGATTTCGAATCGTGGTTGGCCCGGCGCTTCATCCGGGCTTAGGAAAACTCCCACACGCGGACGATGGCCGGTTTGCCGGTTGTCCCTGCCGCTGCCGCAGCGGATGGCAGGGCGATGATGCCGGAAGCTCCCGCGCCATAGCCGCTGCCCGGATTGGCAGTAGTCGAGCCGATAGCCTGACCGCCGATACCCAGCGCCGAACTCCCACCCGCGCCGCCAAACAGCACGCTGCCGATACCATAGATATCGCCCGCGCCGCTAGCCTGTCCGGGTGTTAGATCGATCACCGTTCCGCTGCCAACAGTACAAGTTGCTGTCTGGGGAGCCGGAGCCCCGCTTTGGACCGGAGGCGTGGACGAAGCGGATCCGCCGCCGCCGCCCGCGCCGCCCGGGCACGAGATGATCGCGCCAAAGCTGGTCGTGCCACCGGCGCCACCCGCATTTGCGCCCGCCGTACCTGCTGTGCCGACCGCGCCGATCGTGACGGTCTGGCCGGAGAATCCGGACGTGAGAAGCACTCGCGCATAGGAACCGCCAGCGCCGCCCGCCGATGCCGCATTCTGCCCCGCTGCAGTGGCCGCCGTGCCGCCTGTGCCGCCCGATGGGGCTTGCACTTCCACGATGACCTGATTCGTACCGGTTGTGGCCGTGTAGGTTCCGGTCGACGTGAAGATGCGGACGTTCAGCAGGCGTCCCGGAAAGCCTGTGAGGGTGCTGCTCGCGGTTAGGGTGGTGAAGGAACCGGTGCTCGGCGTCGCTGCTCCGACTGCCGCATTATTGATGCCGGTAGAAGTGAAATTGGCGACCTGTGAGCCGCCGATCAGGACCGAAACATTGTTGCCATGCGTCGAGTCAAAAATCTGAATCGCACCACCACTAGACAAGCCGGTCGTATTGCCGATCGTGTATCCAGTACCCGAGCCCAAAAAATTGGCGGTCGTCGTGATGCCGGGGGCGCTAATCGGCCCCGTGAACGTCGCTCCCGTCAGCGCGGCAGCGCCTGTGACGTTCGCAACCACCATAGTTGACCAACCGGGCGCACTTGACGGGCCGGTCGAGATGATTGTCTGTCCACTCGTCGACCCGGTAGGATTTAGAAGCTGAATCGGAACCAGCGTCGCGCTGAACGCGAAGGCTGAATAGAGCGCAATGAGCGCGGTAAGAATCCGTTTCATGATGGTCCTTATTCCCCGTCAGGGATCACGGCGTCGTCGCCGATGGTTGAGGTAAGCGCGGTATCGCAGTGGCCCGGGTTGATCCAGCCAAGGATCTTGCAGAGCACGCAGCCCCATTCCTTGCCAGCATTGCGGGCCTTCGCCGCGCGCTCGCTGATGGTCTCGTTGGGCGATCCGCCGGTAATGGTGTTGCCTGCCTGATCGAGCAGGATCAACAGATTGAGCAGATAGCGTCCAATGGCTTTCATTGCTGACTCCCGGAAGGTGGATTGTTGGGCGGCGTCGACTTGGCCAACAGGTCATTGACCTGCGTCGTATCGCTTGTGCTGCCGAACCAGAAATGCACGACCACCAGCCATACCGTGCCGAGCGTGCCTGTCGCTGAATAGATGAGCGCCTTGCTTGCCTCGGGCACCGGCGCGACGAACAGACCTATCAGAAGGCCAAAGAAGCCGCAGGTAATGACGAATGTCAGCCATGCCGGGACCAGCGATTTGTTTGCGGTCTGCATGTTCCGCGCGCTAACCGTGTCCTGTACCTTCAGGCTCGCGAGCGTCTCGGTATCCTTGAACCCTGCGGTTGCCATTGCTACGGCGTAATCCTGATCCTTGGCTCGTATGGCAGCCAGTTGCTCAGGCGTCGCGCCACTGATAGCCGCAGCAATAGTTGTCTGTCTATCGTCACTCGAAGCATTCGGTTGCGGCGTGAGTCCAAACACATCCTCGAGCGCGGTCAATGCTCCGCCAGCCAGCGGACCCCCGACGCAGGTTGCTATCGTTGGGGCAAGCTTCTCGATGACGTTTAATGCATCAGTCCATCCAGACATTTTTATTCCCCCAATGTAAAATAGCAGGACTACGCACTATTCCGAGATTCACATGACCGAACAAGATATCGCTCGATTTTGGGAAAAAGTTGAAATTCGCGCTTCGGATGATTGTTGGCCTTGGAAAGCATCCTGCGGGCCAAACGGATATGGGCAATTTCGGCTGAATGGCACAGCAGCCAGAGCGAATCGAGTGGCCTGCCAGATCGAACATGGTCCCGCGCCAGAAGGGAAGCCATGGGCGCTTCACGGTTGTGACAACCCCCTTTGCTGCAATCCCAAGCATCTGTCGTGGGGAGACCGCGCGGAAAACATGAAGCAGATGTCGGACCGCGGGCGCAGCTTCGCGCAATCGCGCCCCAGCGAGGTGGCCAAAGGCGCACGGAACGGTGCCGCAAAACTTACTGAGTCGGATATCCCGATCATCCGAAAAATGGCTCGAGACGGTATGCGACATGAGGATATTGCTAATGAATTTGGCGTTTCTCGTCCTGCTATCGGATATGCAGTGAATGGGAAGACATGGGCGCATGTATAAGCTCATGACGCACCTCGAATCAGGTTGTTGGCAATGCGGTTCGCCCAGCCATGTCCGAAGGAAGGCCACGTCGGAAGATCGCCGAGATATTGCAGCCGGTACGCGTCGAAGCGCATGATGATCTTCATCGGATCGGCATTACGCACCGCGGCGGCCGTGATTGCGCCAATGGCGCCGTCGACCGTGACGCCAGCCGCCTGCTGCAACCACTGCGCGGGATGGCCACCGTTATAGGCAGCATCGAACACCTGGAAGGCTATGCGCGGATCGAATTGATCGAGTTGATACGGGTCCCAGTAGAACTTCTTTGCGATTGCCTTGGCCGTATCGAGCGGAAGATCTTTCATGTCGTCCGTGTAACCCCAGCCGCGAGCCACGCGGGCGGTGATGCCCCACATGGTTTCGCCACCGGGATCAGCCGGATTATCCGAGTAACCACCCTCGTTGCCGATCAGGGCCGTGAATGCATCATCGAAAGCGCTCATTTCCGTTTCCTCAATATGGCCCAGCAACCGATTACGCAATAGGCGATCGACGCAATCGAAGCAAGGTTCTGCACGGTCAGATCACTGGCGATATGACCAATGACACTACCTACCAAGGGCGGCAGCATCGAAAGAATTGTTGCGTGGTGGCTTTCCATTTTCTTCCCCGTTACAAATGAAAATTAATGCGAGCAGTCGGCTTCCCATGACCACGTAACTGCCGTTGATGTCGTCCAGTGAATCGTGAATTGCGTGGCCGTGACGGTATCGATCCACCAGTTGCCAGCATTTGCGTTAGGCGTTGCTATGAATGTCGAAGGCGCTGTAAAGCAGAAGTGATTAAGCGTCAGAGACGTCGTGGCACCTATAGCCGATGACCCCTTGAAGCGTCCTACGATGCCGGTATCGTTGATGAACTTGTATGAGCTCGCCGCATGATAGAGAAGCGGGGCCGCGGTGAACCACCGGTTATTTGCGAACGTATAGCTGCCGGCGCCGAACGTGCCTTGCGTATTCCATGATCCGTTTGTAGCGGTTCCCAGCGCATCCACGCAATTGGAAATGGTGCAATTAAGAACGGAGTCCAGAAGCAGCGGCGTGCTCGCGGGGCTACCTGGCAGGTTATAGATGCAATTCGAAATAGACAGGCCGTCTACGCGATTCGATGCCGTCGCATGAGCGACAACACCATACGTCCCCGCGCCGTGAAACAGATTCACGAGTTGGATCAGAGTGGACTGCTCCGCGCAGTAGACGCCAATGCCCCCGGAAGAGCTACTTCCCAGATAGCAGTTATCTGCCATCACACCGCTTGCTCCGTTGTCCAGATGCAGTGCATGCGCGCTGGACTGATCAAGCACGCAGCCAACGATCGTCGTCAGGAAACTATTGCCAAGCCAAACGTTGTATGAGCCAGTATTGATGAAATATGTGTCTTCGATGCGCAGCCCTTGCTGCTGATTCACCGGCGAGAATACATTCGTGACCCGTACTCCGTTACCAGAACCGCCAATGCGACAGTCGGTCACGCCTGCGTTCTGGTTGAAGCAGTCAAAATTGACCGCCCACGTACCGGCCGACCTAAGTTGCCAGGTGCACTTGTCAAAGTCGACATTCTGGCCATTCGAATAGCAGAGATCGCCAGTAAGATCGCCGTCGAAATAGCACGAACTGAAGCGGATAACGACCGCGTTCTGTGCGATGTTCACGCACTTTGTCGTAGTTCCGGTTATGACGACACCGATATCGCGTGCGAAGCAGTACGAAGCCGCGCCGAGGAAGTTCAGCACGGAAGCAAAGTTTCCGGAAGCGACGAGATTCGACTTCTGCATACTGTCGCCGAACAGCATTATCCCAATGGTATTGATATTCAGCGGAGCAGTAATCTTGTAGGTGCCGCTCGGAAAATAGACGCGATACCCAGTGGATGCGGCCTTGGTGATTGCCGCCTGGATCGCTACGGTATCGTCCGCAACGCCGTTACCCTTCGCGCCGAATTGCGGGTCAGTCACGTCAAGCACATGCGTGACGCGATTATTCAGCGCTGAGCCGGCAGCGATGCTTGAGTCCATAACCGTTCCATTCCCCGGCGTTCCGATTGCGACCGTGGTGCCGATCTTGACCGTTACTCTCGATGTGCCGACAGGGATGGGCGATGTGAAAGAAAGTGTCGTACCGCTTACGCTTGTCTGGTCGTCCGCCTGATAAACGCCATCGAAGAAAACCCACGTGTTGGCGATAGATCCAGGACCTGCATTCAGCGTCAGTTGCGTGGTTGTGCCAGGTATGAAGTCCGTGCCCGCAACAAAAATGTCATCTATCAGGTTGCCAGTCAGGCCTGCATTCGCATCCTCGGTGATTTGATCCCAGATCAGATTATTGAATTGATCGTAGACAACCTGACGATATACCCCCGAGCCCCAGATAAGGGCTTGCCCGCTCGCATCCAGAATGATCGGATTCGTGTTCAGAATGGTCTGCGCCGGATCCTGCCATGTCGATTTCGGAGTTGAGGTGTTCGGGATGTAGAAGTACACTGAGCCGCCGGCAAGCGGTTTGCCGTTCGAATCAATGAACTGCGATTTTGCATTCGGCAGAATTTGGGCCGTCATTTTCAGTAACCCCGGGCAGATGGCGCAACGCGCCGCGCAAACAGGCTTTCGCCTGCCTGTCTCTGCCCTTGGGAGACTCTTTAACGGGCCAAACCGACGATTAAGGGTTCGCCTGGACCAACATGACTACCGAACAGATACTTCATGCAATCGGCGCTAGCGCCGGCCCTGCCATCTATGCCGGCTTTCGCTCAGCGGCTGCCGCCCGCAAGAAGCGGCGCGAGACTCCCGGGTATGACAAAGCGGCCGAGATTCGAAACAGCATTCCCTACCGGCTGGGCAAACTGTGGGCGCGCTGTCAGAAGCGCTGCCGTAGCGCGTTGGCCTAGCGCGGTGTAGGGCAATGAGCCGGCACCAATACCGGCCAGCGTGGCCAGTGTCGTGCCGGGTTGGGTTGCCAGGCCTGCGGCAATAGAACCGGGCGCCAGAAGCGACATAAGGCCGCGGCCAACTGTTCCTGAGTCTGGATACTTCGACCCCAGCACCTGCTGCGCGGCCGCACCAAGGTCGGCATTCTGTCCGCTGTTCTGTGCTCTCTGCGCGTTCGTAGAGCCCTTCCTGATCGCTGCGTTGTACTGAGCCGGCGAGAAAACGTTCCCGTTGTTTGATGCGCCCGTCGATCCCGCGGCGCTCTCAATCTGCTTGTAGCGGGACCATGCAGTATTCGCGTTCTGGAGTGTCGGGATAACATCCGGCGGGCTGCTGCGGCCGACAGCAGCATTCACGGCATCGTTCAGATCACCTAGGGCACCGGCCAGCACGCGATCATCGGGCGTCGCATTACCAATGACTCGCTGACGCGCGACGCCACTGATTGCGGAGCGCGTATTACCCCATTGCGCCCCGGTCATCGTGCCACCCATGGGCAGCCCACCCTGTGCAGCCGGCGCGCCGCCTGTCAGCTTTCCGGCGATCTGGTGCTGGACGATGTTGTCAAACTGCGCGAGCGCACCCGGCGCATTCTGGGAAAGGTCGGCGCGGATCTGCGCGAGGTCGTTACTGAAATTCGCGTCTGCCGTGAAGTTCGCGCGCGGCTCGATTGAGCGATAGACGTTTCCAATCTGGCGATTCACATAGCCGACCGCGTCCGAACCTGTCGCAATGTTTGCTGGAATCTGGCCACCGATCGGTTCGAGCGCATCCTGATAGGTCGCGCGATTAAACTGTTGCACCGCGCGTTGCTGCGCGTTCTTGATCATGTCGCCCACTACCGGAACGCTCGTCAGCTTTTCCTCGGTTCGCGCTGCCGCGCCGCCGAGAATCTGGCCCGGCGTCGGCGTCACACCGTTATCCAGCATCTGCTGAACTTCCGGAGCCACGGTCGGCGAGATGATGCGGCCAGCGATCTGCGCAAGTGGCGACAGGACAGCGCCACCGGCCGCGCCGATGCCCATCTGTTTAAGCTTGTCGGATGCGAAGTTCTGGCTGTTTGGATCGACGGGTGAAAGTGCACCGCCGACCGCGCCCATTCCAGCCCCCACTGCGGCCGCGGCGCCTAGCGTGCCGGTGATTGGTGCAAGCGCGCCGAGTGGTGCAGTCGCCGCAATAGAGCCTGCCATGCTTCCTGCGCCCGTCGCGACGGGATGTGCAGCCGAATATGGCGATACCTCCTGCGCGCCATGCGCAAGCCCCTGATTCGCATCATTCACGAGCCAGTTGCCCACGCCATCCAGACCAACCGCCTGTGCGCCATGACCAAGCAGTTGTTGCGCGCCCAGCGCTGTTTCCTGCACGCCACGCCCGAGGCCCGCGCCGAATGATGCAAGCATGCCGGGCTGTTCGCCTTGTGGGGCGGCGGTTGCAGTTGCCGGCGGTGGTGAACTCTGGACAGGTTGACCCGGCTGCTTGCTCAGCGCGGCGAAAATTGCATCGTCATTATTCGGGACAGCTTTTGCGACGGTCGGCACAGCACCTTTCGAGACAGACGCAAAGATCGCATCGTCATCGTGCGGCCCTGCAGGAGCTTGCGCAGTCGGGACGCCTGGAAGTGTGGCCGAAGCCTTCGGAGCCGCCTGTGCGCCGATTCCTGCAGCCGTAAGCACCTTTCTGGGATAGGCAGCCGTCTGCGAACTCCATTGCTTGGGATCATCACCGCCAACGTAATGCGTAAGCGCGGTCTGAACATCCGGGAAGCGGTCGAGCAACTGAGAAAGTAGTTTCGCGCCGCCGAAAATGTTCTGCTGCGGATCGGTCGGGTCCGTGATGCCGAGCGACTTGTAATTCGACGGCATGATTTGCATAAGGCCTGTCGCGCCGACGCCAGATTGAGCATTCGGCTTGCCACTCGACTCGGTCGCAATGATGCCGCGGAGCAACGCCGGATCAACGTTGTTCGCCTTGGCTGCCGCCTGGATAATCGGCTCGTAATCCTGCGCGCTCATCGCGGCACCCCCGAAGCAGGAAGTGGCGCGGCCGAAATGGCGGACGATGAAGTCGCATCAGGTGCGGTCGGCTGATCCGGTTTCGGCAGATCGATAACGCCAGCGCGAACGAGATTACCCAGGTCGGATTTGAACTTGCCAAGCGTGCCAGCCTTCTGTTGCCGTGCAATGTACGATTGCTGCTGCGCGGGATTCATCTCGACATAGGCGAACGCATCCGGATTGACGTTCTTGTTCCACTGCGATTGCCACTGGTTGAATTTGTCACCGGTGAGCCCCGAGTTCTGGAACGCGTAATCCTGCGCCGCGCGCATCTTCTCGGCGGCCAACGTCTTGACCAGAATGTCTTCGTTCGCAAGGTTCGAGATGCCTGGATTCGCGTTACCAGTTACCGCAGCATTCAGGCGCGCATCCGTGCCGGTGCCAAGCGACCCAGAGACCGACGAAGCATAGTTCGTCAGGATCTTTTTGTACTCATCGTAATTCTTGATCGAGCTCGGATCGGTAACGCCCATCGCGGCCAGCGCCTGTCCAACGGCCGGCGTCGAGTTCAATGCAGAGGCGATCGTATTTCGCCAGTCCGTGCCGGGGCCAGTGGTGATTCCGGACAACGCATCTCGCGCCGTGTTCAGCAGGTTCACACGCATCGGGGCGTCGGCCGCGGCATTGTGCAGGCTTTGGGCGGCCGTGGTCGACTGCGTAGCCTGCGTCGATGCTGCAGCGGTCTGCGCGGCCTGCTGCGCGGGCGATAGGCCCGTTTGCAGGCCTCCGGCAGGCACGTCGCTCTGTGCGCCAGCACCCGCGCCAGTATCGCCGTAGCGGCCGGTGTAGCCCGCGCCCGGTTGACCAGCGCCGGCAGCCTGATTGGCAAACTGCTGCCGCGTCGTGATGTACGGAGTACCGCCCGGCGTGCTGAGTTGGACCGGCGATGTGGCCGTTTCCGGCGACATGGTATTGAGCAATGTGCCAGCGATCTTCGGTTGACCGGTCAGCGGATCGATGTTCAGGACGTTCGTCTGGCCGCCAGTGTTGACGGTCTGAACCTGCGGCACGAGCAGCGCGGCCTGTTGCTTTGTGTCCTGAAGGCTGAGCCAGTGATTCTTCGCCCAGCTTTGCAGTTGGGCCGGATCGTCCGGAACCTCAGTCGCATATTGCTGCGCCTGCTGCGGGCTGATCATGCCACTCGAAATACCTCCGGCCAAAGACTTGATTACGTCATCCTTGGAGAGATTGGGGCCTTTCGCGAGCATGCCGCCGAGCTGGCTATCCCAGTACCCGATCTGCTTCTGTACACCTTCAAGCTTGGCATTCTGGGCGCTGTATTGAGCGCCCTGCATGTTATAGAGCTTCGTCGCGATATCGGGGAGGTTGTAAGCGGCCTGAGGATTCTGTGCGAGTTGCGCGAGAACGCTGGGCACGTTCACATTCCCTTGCGCGTCCGTGTTGCCCTGGATCGCGCCTGACGCCGCCTGATTCGCACCAATCTGCTGCTGCAATGCCATGCGCTGCAGTTTGGCCTGGCGGATCTGATTCACCTGTGCCAACGCTTGCAACGGGTTGAGTTGCATTGCCTGGGCTTGCGAAGGGATTGTGGTATCGAGTGGCATCTATCACCTCACGCGAGAAAGGCGAGTGCGGCAAGCCCCGCGCCGAGCAGATTCTGCGAGCCCTGCGTTGTCGCATTGGCTGCCCCAACCTGTCCGGCCGCGCCGGCGTTCGCACCGCTCATGAGCGTATTGCCCACGTTCGTGGCATTCGTCATCCCAGCCTGCCCGACACCGGCTGCCGAATTCTGACCGAGGTTCACGAGGTTCGACAAACGTCCATATTGATCGGCACTCACGCCGTAATTCGTTTGAAATTGCTGAAGCGCATTTTGATATTGCGTCTGGTAGTTCTGGAACTGCTGCTGATAAGTCTGGTCGGCGAGGCCCGTCGAATAGGCGGATATGCCTTTAGCTTGCGCCCCGGAAAGATTGAGGCCCTTCGCAGACAGAGAGTTATCGACGCCTTTCAAGCCCTGCGTAAGCGCGAACTGATAACCAGGCGTCGATTGAAGTTGTTGCTCGGTAGGGTTCCATTGCGGACCGCTGAATTTGGTGTTCAACGATCCGCCATTCAGAAGCGCCTGTAGATTACCGATTGAGCTGCTGCCAAGCTGCATGTACGGCGAAAGATTCGCCTGCAACTGGGAAAATTGCTGGTTCTGAAGATCGGCCGCATGGTTCGCAGCCTGCGTTTGCATCTGTGCGGCAGACAACGAGGCATTTGCAGCTGTCTGCCCGCTTAGGCCGCCGCCGATATTCGCCGGGTCAAGAATCGGTTGCAGGAAGCTCATTGCACTTTCTCCATCAGAATTCCCGCATACATGCGGCCATCCCGGATAAATCTGTTCTCAAGCCGCCTGAATTCGACGAACCCGCAACGCTTCGCCAACCGGATCGCTGCGCGGTTCCATGCCGGAATCGGCGCAATAAAGCGCGCGGTACCGCGCGCGCGCATCTCCTGCAAACACTCACCGATGAATGGCTCGACATTGCGCGCGCCGCGCAACAGCGCGATATGGATTTCCTGCACACCACGCGCGGGGCTGCGAAACATCACGAAGCCTCTATCGTGAAACTGGAAGTACGTTTCGCGTGGCCGATACCCGACTTCATCAGGCGTGAATCCGTCCTGACGAACGCATTCCCATACGCGCGGATCGCGCATGACATGCGTGACGAAATCGGGATCGGCCTCTTTCATCAGCGGCATCCGAAAACGATGTATGTTTCGCCCGGCGAAGGACCAATCGGAGCAGCCGTATTGTTCTGGAAGGTAATTCCTATGTTGCCGGCCGAGGTCACGCGCACGCCGCAGATACCCAGTCCCGCTTGTGCGGTCGGCTTGTTCACGTCGACGTAATCGCCGACCTTCACGTTCGCGCAAGGAAAGATCTGCTCTGCGGTCGTATTCGCCGCAACCGACGCCGGAGAAATGATGATCGGCGCCTTGTACATTGCAGTGAAAGCGGTCGAGCCTCCACCATTTAATTTCAACTGGGCAAGTGCGGGCGAATCCGTTGCAACACCAAGATAACTAGTCATGACTTAACTCCCTGAAGTCTCATAAACGCCGCCCATGAGGGTCACGACGGCTCCTGTTGCGGCCAACGCCTGAAGGGTTGAGCCCGGTGCAAGCTGAAGGCCAATCGCTTGCGGCGGCACATAGGTCTGTCCAGCGGACAATGTGAAAGCGGACAGGAATGTATTGGCTGCGCCGGCTGTGCCACCTTGGGGCACGTTGTAAAGCGTCACCGCTACCGGAGAGCCAGCCGTATTCGTGAGCGACAGATTGTTTACGGTGGCCGTCACGCCTGCCGATGCAAGGTAATAAGTCGCTGCGGCCGTAGTGAGCAGTGCCGGAGAAATGCCCTTTGGAATTCGCTGCATCGCTTACCTCAATCCTTTGACATAGACCTTGCTTACGCCAATCGGGATAGCACTCGTGAAGGTGAGCGCAATGCCGGATAGCGAGTACTGGTCATCGCCCTGAAACGTGCCATCGAAGAAAACCCACAACTGGGATGCATTCGAGAATGAGTTTCCGAGCGTGAGGCTCGTTGTGGTGCCTGGCGTGAAGTCGGGGCCACTCGTGAATGTCTGATCGACAATGCCGCCGGCCGCTGTCGATGACGATCCGGAAGCAGGCGCAAAGATCATTTCCGCAAGAGCTGATGCAGGAGGCGCACTTGTGAATGTGGTCTCTGCTGTAAGTGGATTGCCGGTGCCTGACACCGAAGCGCCAAAAGTTTCTTCAAGCGCCAACACATCATCCAGTGTGATATTTCCGGTATCGCCACCTGTGCCGCCTGTGCGCCGGAAAAGCTGCACGAGAAAGATGAACCAGGCTTCCGTTACCGTGCCGTCCGCGTTCACAAAAGGAACGTTGATGAGAGGAACATCGGTCTGGACGCTGGTCGTGGCCATGGCTATTGATTGCTCGGGTTCGCCTGAACCCAAGCCCCCAGGAGTGCCGTTTTTACCGGCGTCGACCACGAAAGCTCGAAGACGCGATCACGCGCCATTCCTAGCCGCTGCCACTGCAGCGAAGTCAGGTATTCGCCTTCCATGCCAAGACTGATTCCGACCGCATTTCCCCACGACTTGCCGCGCGTGTCGCTCCAACGCAGGTAGACCGGTACGGGTTCGTAGTTCGATCCATTGCCGACTTCCATGTTGGCGATGAATTCGCGATAGCTGATGCGGTCGGAATTGTCATCCACGCTATGCATGAATGACCGGATGCGCGGAATCGGATTGCCGTTGTCCGTAAAGGCGTTCACGTCCCACAGATACAGGTTTCCGTTCTCCCAATCGCCAACAATCGGCTGACCATATGCGGATGCGTAGCAGCTCGCACGGTGCCGATGAAGGTTGCCGTCGCCATCAATCCACGACAACTCATTCCATTGCTGCGTGGTGAGGTCGTACTGCCACGTCTTGTCGGCTGTTGGAAACGTGATCACATAGAAAAAGTGGCCTTCAATCTGATACGTGAAGGCAATCGCATCGTCGATGCGCGCATAGGTGCCGATCTCGTTGTCCAGTGCAAACGTGGAAACGGGAATCGCATTGAACTGTTGCGTCTTGCTGATGTAGCAATTTCCCTGCGGAGACTGGGAAAGCCAGTAGATTTCTCCATCCATTTGCGCGATCGAATTGACCGCGGCACAGCCATGCTGCATGAACACGCCAGGGAGGCGCTCGAACGGAAAAGTCGTGTCGCCAGCGTTGAACCACACCTCAATCGTCTGCGCGCCAAGGAGATAGATGTAGCGCTTCGTGACACCAATGCCGATCAGCTTGTCTGAATAGGCTGACTTCGATGCAAAATCAGTCGCATCGAACGCGATTTCGTCGTTGAGAGAGATATACCATTCGCGGGTATCCGGCACATTCAGGACAAGGAAGCCATCAACGAAGCCGACGATATTCCCGCCCAGGAAAGCAGAATCCGTAATCGGCGCAAACGTGTTATCCGAAAGATCAACGGTCCAACCATGGGATGACCCATCGACGATCATCAGAAAATTAGCGTTGTCAACCATCGACACCGGCCCTGCTGTGGACGTGATATCGCCCAGCAGCTTCAGGGTCCAGTCGGACGCAATCGAAAAGACTGATGCTCCGCACACGCCGTACGTTGTACCGTTAGATGCCGGAAACAGGCCGCGCCATCCGGAGCCCAGCGTCGGAGTTGCCGTCGCAAGGCGTGTGAGACCAGGGCTCAGGTAGTAGGCAAAGGGAAACGGCGAGTCAGGAGTGTTCTTTTCCGCATACAGGTTCACACAACGTTGCGCATTTGCGATAACGCTCTTTGCCTGATATGCGCCGGTGGTGAGGGGAGCTTTTGCCATGGCGAGCAGCCCTTACGGGCCGTTGCTTCCGATGTAGAAGTCCCCGTAGATGTTGTACGTGCCGCCGCGTCCGCGCAGCGCCATGGGCATCTGGAGCAGCGGAATCTGTGCATTGGCCTCCTCGATGATGCGCATCGAGGCTTCAGCCTTTCCCTGCACTACCGGGCTTACCGGAAGGCCATAGAACGGGTACAGCTCCAGCGTCAGGTTCCACATCAGCGCCGCGGCATACTCCGGCGGCAGCATGATCTGATCGCTGAGGTTCTGGAATTGCTGGATCTGCTGCATCACGGTGATATGCAGCTCGTACTGATTATTCGGGACCGGCCATACGAAAAGGTTCGCCAGCGGAAAGCCGCCGTCGAAGAATGCATACATCGGGAACGCATTCAGACTCTTGATCGAGATGCGGTCGTAGTCCTCGCGCGCGCGCAGGATCTGCAACGGGTAATCGACCGGAAGCGGCGTGTTCTGGTTCTGCCGGAAATAGGCATACTCGAGCTTTGACGGGCGCGGGATATTGAAGTCGCCGTCGGGTCCCACCGTATAGCTCAGTTGGCCGGTCGCCTGCTTCGACGCCTCAATCAGCTGATAGACCATGTAACGACGGCGCTGCCACTGCGCCATCATCATATTCATGAGATTGAACGAGTCGTTGACATCCTCCGCAGACGCGACCTGACCTACGCCCAGGACGTTGGCCGTCTTGAGCGCGAGATTGATCAGATCGCGCGGTGTCTGCGGAGAGGGGACGGTCATATTAGTGATTCGTCCAGTTGGTGCCGTTGCAAACGACCTCTACGACACCTGTCCCGCCACCCGTTGCCGTCGCGTTATACACCGGCGTTGCAGCGGCGTCGTTGGTGATGGCAACCAGGCCAACCGTTGCCGAACTGCAGGCGGGCAAGCTGGCGGTGGCGTATTTGGCGGGAATCAGGACTGCGGCGCTGCTGTTCTGCACGCTGAACGGCGGCACGCACACCGGTAACGTCGAACCGACGCTCACGCCTTGGGCGTTGTAATACGTGCTGCCCTGCAGGAAAAACGTCCCGCAACTGTTGTTGATGGTCTGGAAGCCGTTGCTCGGATTGAACTGGGCATGGGCCGACATGGTTGCGATCGCACACAAGAGAGCGATCACGGACAAGAAGATCTTTTTCACGGTTGCAACTCCTTTCGGGACTTCGCTTCGTTAATGAGGTTCTGCAATTTCTCGATGCCGGATTTGTGGTGCGGATTCAGACCCATCGCCTTGGCCTCTGCCATCAGGGCGTCGCGCAGGTTCTCGACGCTCTTTTCGTCAGCGCTTTCCTCGCCGATCACGATCTGCTCTTCATCGGCGTTATTGACAATGAGCGTCGAGCCATCGGCCAACGTCACCCACTTCGGGTATTCGTGCGGAACATATGGAGCGGTGAAATTGCGCGGGCCGGTGATGATGTTCATCTGCTGCTCCAAAAAAGGGGCCGAGGCTTCCCCCGACCCCAAACCCAACCACCGAGGAGACTCTTAGAGAATGTCCGCCACGATCGAGGCCCACTCCGGACGGATGGCGACGAAGCCATACAGCAAGTCAATCCGGGTGATGAGCGAATCGGACATGACGTCGTACGCAGTGATGAGACGCATCGCGACGCCGTCGAACTCGGCGCGCGCCGCTTCCACGACACCGCTCGTCGGCATTTCCAGATCGGCTGTGGCGAGGGTGAACGCTTCCGGGTAGTACGCGAGGTTCTGGCGGTACGTCGAGCTTGCCGGCAGCACGAGCGAGATCGCAGCGCTGTTGGCAGGCGACGCCGTAACCGTGTTGAACGCTGCGGGTGCAGGGACGATTGCCGGATAGACCGGGATCGACGTGGCGCCGTTCAGAACGTTCGCCGTAACGACGAACTGGCGCAGCGTGCCCTGATCCTTACCGGTCAGGCGATTGATCGCGTTGACGCCAGCGATGGTGATGATGTCGCCCGCGTTCAGCGTGCCGGTGATGGCGTTGACCGTCAGCGTGTTGCCGGTCTGGTTCGCGCCGTTGACCGTGCCGGCCGAGAACGTACCGACCGTATGCGTCTGGGTCGTCTGGTCGCTCATCCAGTCGAAGCCGAGCGTGTCGGTGGTCAACATGCCGGTTTCGTACTGATCGCCGATCTTGCGTTGCGGGTTGAACAGGCCGGCCAGCGAAGTGACAGTGCGCGCCTGCGTCAACGGATCGA